CATCTGAGCCAACAGTTACCTTTCCTGTTGGAACATCAATTGATGTACCATTAAGGTATTCACTGGCATCGGTAAGTCCACCTACAAAATCGCTCATTTAGTTGTATCCTATATGTACGTCTGTGCTACCTGAGGTAGCGTTTGGTCCACAATGCCCATGTCCGGTGTGGCCGATACGACGGCACAATGCGTCAGCGCCTGCTGGGTTACCATTTAGTACTACTAAATTGCCGCCAACATAAACCTGTTTGCAATTAGCTTTTAAGTTTCCGCCGCCATGGCTATTTGGATCACCGTTTACGCTGATTTGTAAATCGTTAACCCACACGTTTTTATAATTGGCTGCATTTGTTGTTGCACCGCATACACGTGAGTCGCTATGTCTGTGGACTTGTGGCATTATATTGCTATTTGAATTCCTGTACTTTGTTTAACATACATATCACTAGCATCTTTTGCAGATTTAACTATGCATATAACATTATTTATCTTTAATTTTATTTTTGCATCTGTCTCAACTGTAAACATATATGGTGCTAATGCCATACCATTTTCTGCCGCAATTAGAATATAAGGCTTAACAACTGTTAGTTCGTCCTTTGATTCTTTTTCTGCTCTTGCAATCATTTCTTCTCCCGAAGATAGTTTTATACTTATTACGTCACCCATTTTATAATGTGCATCTATTATCATAATTTATCCTTTATAGTGTGTGTCCAGTTCCATTGTAACCTGTATCTTCAATGTACTGCGTCATTTTATCAAACCCACCAATTTTATTGCCACTGACAATAATTTGTGGGAATGTTCTTGCTCCTGGAAATATTTCCAGTACTTCTTCTCTAGTGAAATCTTCACCAAGTTGTTTATATTCGTATTCATATCCACGTGTTTCGCACAACTGTTTTGCACTTACACAATATGGACATGCTGTTTTTCCGTATATTGTAATCATTATAATGTCATCCCTGAAAATGTATCATCGGATACGTCTTTTTTAACACCGCCAACAATATAAGAGCTAATCTCTGTTTCTTGTGGGGCTACTTGTACTTCTGCTCCACTAATCCATCCGGCTGTCCATGGTAGTGGGTTGGCTTGTGGCGTAGTGTATGGACACTTCATACCTAATGCTACCATACGCTTACAACATATCCATTCAATATATTGATTTAGTAATTCTGCATTTAGTCCAATCATACTACCGTCTTTAAACAAATACTGAGCCCATTCTTTTTCTTGTTCTACTGCTGCTACAAACATATCTTCTACTTCTTGTTTGCATTCTTCTGCAATTTTTGCAAAGTCTGGGTCTTCTTTTGTTAATACTTTTGTTAGCAAATATTGTGTACTTGCTAAGTGTACGTTTTCGTCACGTGCAATGAACTTAATAATCTTTGCATTGCCTTCCATTTTCTTCAATTCTGCAAATGCCCAAGAGCATGCAAAACTTACATAGAAGCGAATTCCTTCTAATATGTTAACACTGTTCATTGTTAACCAAATCTTTTTCTTTAATTCATATAGATCAATATCTACAATTTTACCATTTACTTTATGTTTGCCTACTCCTAGCAATTGGTAGTACTGTGAGTATTCAATAAGTTCATTATAGTACTTTGAAATGTCATCAGCACAATCAACAATTTCTTTACTGTCTGCTAATTCATCAAATATTTTAGTTGGGTTGGAATAGATATTACGGATAATATGTGTGTAACTGCGACTGTGTATTGTTTCACTAAATGTCCATGTAATAATCCAATTCTCTAATTCTGGTAAACTTGTGATAGGACCAAATGCTTCAATTGGCGCACGACCTTGTACACTATCAAGTAGAATTTGTCTTTTAAGGTTAGCTGTAAAGATATGTTGTTCGTGCTCAGTAAGATCTTTAAAATCTTTTGAATCTTTACTAACATCTACTTCTTCGGGTCTCCAAAAGAAACCTAGTTGTTTATCAGTTAACTTATCAAACTGTTTATACTTTACAACATCATACCGTTGGAAACTAAGGTCTCCATCGAGAAATGCATTTGCGTCTGTGTGATATTTTTCATTCTTTATATTTAAAATTGACATTCATTTGTTCCTTTATAATACGCAACTTTCGCAGTAATCGTCGTATTCTGTTTCTGTTTCGAAAGAGTCTCGCTCTAACATTTGTTCTCCGAATTCATTTACTTTAGTTTTTGTTACATCTATTTCACCTTGTCCATCATTAGTGTTAAAGTAATAAAGTTGTTTTCCACCATATTTATAAAACATTACAAGATGCTGTAGCATTATACTCATTGGTATCTTTTCATCTTCAAAAAATGATGGGTTGTAGCTTGTATTGACACTAATACCTTGATCAATATATTTCTGTAATACTGCCATAATTTTTAAATAACCTTCTGGGCTTTTTTGGTCCCACAGTAGGTCATATTTGTTCTTTAAGCGTGGATAACCTGGAACTACTTGTTTGAGTACTCCATGTTTACTTTGCTTTACACTAACGAATGCACGTGGTGGTTCAATACCATTTGTGCTGTTACTAATTTGTGCTGATGTTTCTGCTGGCATAAGTGCCATTAGTGTTGAGTTACGTATACCTGTTGCTTTTAGCTGTTTACGTAATCCTTTCCAGTCTTGACGTTCTTTATGAGGTACCAATTCATCTAGTTCTTTCTTATATGTTTGATTAGGTGTAATACCGTCGCCATATTTTGTTTCATATATACCATCAATGTTACCTTTGTCTATTGCTAAATCTGCACTAGCTTTAATTAAGTAATAACTCCATGCTTCTGCCCATTCGTCAACAACTGCTAATCCTTTCTTATCAATATCTTGATAACGTAAATCTTGCTTTGCTAACCAGAATGCAAAATTAATAATACCAATACCAAGTGGTCGGCGTTTCATTGTACTAAGCTCTGCGGCTATTACTGGGTAGTTTTGATAATCTAATAATTCGTCTAATCCGCGAACTGCTAATCTGCATACACGTTCAAAGTCTTTTGGTGTTTTTATATTACCCCAATTAATAGCACTTAATGTGCATAAACTAATTTCGCCTTCGTGATCATTAAATCCAGTTAACGGCTTAGTAGGCAAGTTAATTTCACAACATAAGTTACTTTGTTTAATTGGTGCTACTTCTGGTTTAAATGCACCATGCGTATTAGCATGATCAACATTCATTAAATAAATTCTGCCTGTATTTTTACGTTCTTCCATGAACGTTCCAAACAAATCTGCGGCAGGAATAATTGTTTGTCGTTTAACTGTGCGTTCTGCGTTCTCGTATAATTCTTTAAATTTATCCTGATCATCAAAGAAAGCTTCGTATAATCCAGGAACATCGCTTGGTGAGAATAATGTTATATTTCCACCAGTAAGTAGGCGTTCGTACATAAGTTTATTAAACTGTACACCGTAATCCATATGTCGAACACGATTGCTTTCTGTGCCTTTGTTATTTTTCAATACAAGTAATTCTTCAACTTCTAAGTGCCAAATTGGATAATATAGTGTTGCTGCTCCGCCTCTAACACCACCTTGGCTACAAGACTTTACTGAACTCTGAAATAGTTTAAAAAATGGAATAACACCCGTATGGCTTGCATCGCCATTTCTAATTGGTGAGCCAATGGCACGAATAGAACCGGCGCCGATACCGATACCTGCTTTTTGACTTACATACTTAACAATAGCACTACTTGTAGCATTAATACTATCAAGACTATCATCTGTTTCTATAAGTACACAACTACTAAACTGTCGTTGCGGTGTACGCAATCCAGCCATAATAGGTGTAGGCAAGCTGATGTCAAAATTACTAATAGCATCATAATATTCCTTTACATACCTTATTCTTGTTGTGGATGGGTACGTAGAAAACAACGTTGCCGCTATCATCATATAAGCTATTTGAGGTGTTTCAAAGATTTGACCTGTTACACGATTTTGTGCAAGATATTTGCCTCTAAATTGTTCCATACCAACATATGCTATGTTTTCATCTCTATCGTGTTTAATATAACTATCTAGTTGGTTAATTTCAAAGTCGTTATAAACGGCAAAAAAATTCTTATCATAGTAACCTAAATCAACATTAGTACGAGCAATTGTACTAAGATGCGGTGGAGTAAAAGAATTGTAAACTAACTTTCTGAGATGATAATTAATCAATCTGCCTGCTACCCACTGATAATTTGGTGTTTCTTCAGTAATAAGGTCTGCGGCTGCTTTGATTAATGTTTCTTGAATGTCTTTTGTTTCAATTCCATTATAAAATTGTATGTGGCTATTTAATTCTACTTGGCTTGCACTAACTCCTGTAACGTCTTTACATGCGTAAAAAACGACTTTGTGCATTTTTTCTAGATCTAATTCTTCGCGAGATCCATCGCGTTTTAAAATTGTTATGTCTTTGCTCATTTATATTCCATTCAGTTTTTCGAGTTATCGTTTAACTATCTGTGTAAATCACTCACTTTAGTATCAGTAAGTATTTCTATTTCTTTCATTATTTCTAGTGTATCTACACTATCATAATTATAGTTTAAAATATGCAATTCGTCAACCAAAACTATTAGTTTTATTTCACGATTCTTTATATTTTGTACTAATAATATTCTACAATTAATATTACTATAGTGAAGTGTATATGCCATACCCAACGCTACTACATTTTCATCATACTCATTTGTATTGAGCATTTCCCAAGGATCAGGCCAAGTGCCTATGTCGTATGGGTCTATTATTCGTGTAGCTAACGGTGTAGTTTTCCAAAAATCTACTACAACCTGTAGCTGTTCAATTGATGACTCAATTGCTTCTATCTCTTTTCTAAAACTACGCCATCGGCGTAGTCGAGGTTTTAAAGGTAATTGCCATGTGTCTTTCATTTATCTTACTTAAATAATTTTTGTGTATATTACGTGATTTGTATGTAGATTTAATGCTACGTTGTCTTTGATTGAATGTATTGTTCGCATTTGATCTTATTCCTTATTGTAAAGTATTTATGATATTGAGTGTATTCGGATTATATTTTGCACCATTTTCTGATAAAAATAATACGTTTTTTAAATGATAATCTTTGATTATATCGCGTATCTCAACTGTGTAATTATCTTGGAAAATTTCCTTTAATAAAGGCACATCTTGCTTAACAAAGAAGTCAAAATAGTCAATCTCGCATACTGTAATATCGGTTGCTTTTAGTATGTCACATGCTACACTGTAATGTTGCATGTGTGCATTAAACTTATCCATGCTTAAATTCTTTGCATTTATTGTATCTGATTTAGTTGTTACTTTATTATTAAACAACTTCCTTACAAAATGCGTTGCTTTAAGTG